AATAGTGCTAAACCACCTTTTTCTTCAGCGTTTGAAGCTATTTTAGCGGCACCTGCCCCCCTAGTTTTAGCAAATTCCTCAAAAGTTTCTTTAAGTTTTTTTGCTTCATTAATTAAATCTGTTAATTTTATCATCTTAATTTTCAAATGGTGGTTCTAAAGAAACTATAGTAGGATTAATTTGTTCATTTATATTATTTTGTAAATAATCCAAAAGCAAGGCAAGCTTTTAGTAAAAGACATAACTGTCCTCAAAAAACCGATAGAACAAAAGCATCTTATTGGTCTTGTCGTCTTGGAAGATATTGGAAGTCATTAGGTGGTAGTAAAAACTTTTCAGGATATTGGTGATGATAAAATTAACAGACTTAATTAATGAAGCAAAAAAACTTAAAGAAACTTTTGAGGAATTTGCTAAAACTAGAGGAGCAGGTGCTGCTAAAATAGCTGAAACAGCAGAAAAAAAAGGTGGTTTAGCACTTTTGACTTGGCATCATTATAAAGTAAAAGCTCCTTATTATAAAAAAGCAACTGAAGGTAAATTTGATAAAGAAGCAGCTACAAAAGAATTTGAACAAACCTTAAAAAAAATATCTTTAAATATGACACCAATTGAATTCCAACGTGAAGTTGGACGTTTAGAAGTATTAGGTGAATTATTAATAAGAGAAAAATAAATGAGTTATTTAGTAGCAAATATTCCTCCAATAGAGGTTTTTATCAAAAAAGAATTTTTATACGACTTTGAGTTAGATGAAAATAAAGAACTTCTTGGAAAAGGAGAATTTGAATCGGCTCATTGGATAACAACAAAATCAATTCCAAATCAAGCATTATACTTTGAATCACTTCTCCATGATTATGGTGCTTTGTATGATAAATTACCATTACATGCTTACGTTTGGAAAACAGATATAAATGAAAATGAATTATATCCTTTAGATTGGTTACAACTTTGGGATTGTTTTTCATACAATATAACTGTTATTAAAAAACAAAGATTGAGAAACGCTAGGTGTGAAGTAATAATGAAAGATAAAAGTAAAGCCCCTGGTTATTATTTATTTACTATTGATTCATGCTCCTCAGACCCAAATGAATTAGATATTTCCTGGGCAGAAACTCCAAATGAACATAAATCGTTTAATATAATCAAACTAGATAATGGTCAATTTGCTGCTCAACCAAATAATAGAATCCTTTGTAAACATCAATCACAAACCCCTTCAGTAGATTTAAAAACTCCATATTTTAGATTTTCAACAAAAACATGGATTTGTGAAAATCAGGATAGGTGGAATGCGGCTAATGCTACTAAGTTTAATTATGATGAGTAAGCCAATAGAAATTACGGACAAATATATTATACGTGAATTTAACGAAAATATAGATCCAATAGAACTCATGTGGCATCGTGATGATGAAAATAGATTAGTTGAAATTATTGGAAATACAGATTGGAAAGTTCAACTTGAAAATGAACTTCCAACTTCTATAAATTCTCCCATATTTATACCAAAACACGAATGGCATCGTGTAATTAAAGGAACAGGAACATTAAAATTAAAAATACATAAATCGTGAAACAAGCAGATACATTTGATTTAAGAAAATTTTTAGCTGAAGGGCAGTTAGAAAAAAATTTACAAGAAGTTGATATTAACTTAGATGATAAAGAACAATCAGTAGTTGATGATGTAAAAGATGAAATGTCTTCTATATTAAAAACTATGGATGCCGAATTAAATAAAGCAGCAAAATCAACAAATGAAGGTTTATTAACAATAGCTAGTATTGCTATTGCTTTACCTGCTATTATGGGATTAATTGCTAAATTTGGTAAAGCAGCCGGTAATATGGTTAATAAAGTATTAGGTAAAAAACCAACAGATCAAGATGCTTATCAACAATGGATGACTAAACTAGGTCATATCGCTGATGAATTACATCATTTGTATATGGCTCCAATTGAAGCAATTGTAAAAAAATTCATTAAAGATCCTGCTAAAGCTAAAAAAGTTTCAAGTGGAATTTTTCATGTAATAGTAGCTACTTTCCTAATAGCTTCAGGAGCAACTGCTGTAAAAGCTCTTCAATCTAAAAATTTATCTTTAGCTACATTAGAAACGGCTTTAAGTGCTGTTAAAGGAGGTGAACTTAAAGATTTCATTTCAAAGTTAATGTCTTAAAAATTTTATAGACGGATTCATAGCCCGTCGATCTTATTAAAAAATGACAGCTGTGGCGTCACCAGATTTGGAGACGCCACTTTTTTTATGTATATTCCATAGTTAATGATTTAGAAATATGAAGAAAATTGTAATTGTAGGTGCTGGAGTTGCAGGCGTAAATGCAGCTACGAAACTTGTAGATAATGGTTATCCTGGAGAAATGATAACAATAATTGATATGGGTAAAGATCCATATCAACGTAAACCTGAAGAAGTAATGACAGGTTTTCTAGGTGCTGGAGGTTGGTCTGATGGTAAATTAACTTATCACACAGCAATTGGAGGTCAATTATCAAAATACACAGGTGAGGATAAAGCAATGGAATTGATGGATCAAGTGATTACCAATTTCAAACGTTTTCACCCTAAACCTGAAGAAGTACAATGTTCAAATCCTGTTGAGGAACCGGAATTTATTAAACCATATTTCGGCTTACGTTTATTCCCAGTATGGCACGTAGGTACAGATTATTTATCTGAGATTGCTAAAAATTGGTATGATTATTTAGTATCTAAAGGTGTTAATTTCCATTGGGAAGCTAAAGTAACATCTATTTTATTTGATAAAAATTTAGTATTTGTTAAAGAATTAAACCAAGATACTATTGACAAACAAGGATTTCCGGATTTTGAAACATCTTATGATGAACTTATTTTCGGTGTAGGTAAATCAGGTATTGATTTCGCCCAACAATTAGCCCAAGATTATAAACTCCCAGACGAACCAAAATCAGTACAAATTGGAGTTCGATTTGAAGCACCACAAGAACACTTTCAAAAACTAATCGATATTTCATATGACTTTAAGTTATATAGAAAATTTGATGATAAAGGAGTATCGTTACGTTCATTTTGTACAAACAACAATGCTGCTTATGTTGCTGTAGAAGAAACATATGGTGATCATTCATATAATGGACATGCTAAAAAAGATGAAGCATATAGAAACAATATGACTAATTTTGGTATATTAATGGAAATCAATGGTATTAAAGATCCATTTAAATGGTCACGTGATGTAGTAAATAAAGTACAAGCAAATGGTACTGGTTTATATTATAGTCCATCTCGTCAACCATCAACAACATCTGAAGGAAATGGTGTAAGTGTAACTCCAATTAGTTGGTTACAACTGTTAGGAGTAATGGAGGCGTTTGATGGATTTTTTGAATATATTGTTGATTTTATTGACGATATGAGAAAAGTATTTCCAACATTAGGAGATGATTGGGGTATTTATATTCCTGAAGTAAAATATCTTTCACCTGAGGTAAAAGTAGATTATAAAAATTTAGCATTAACTGATTATCCAAATGTACACTTTGTAGGAGATGCTTTAAGCGCACGTGGAATTACAGTATCAGGGGCACAAGCAATTTATGTTGCTGAATCTGTGCTTGGAGAATATAAAAAACATGTGTATCTTTACGATCAAGGAACAGGAGACTTATTTTAATATTATGGCAGAAAAATTAGAAGTAACTAAAAAATTAACAAAAGCAGACGGAACTGTTGCTTATGTTTGGAATGGTAAATTACATAATTGGGATGGACCAGCATTGATACCTGAAGGTAACCAACGTAAACGTGAATATTATCTTCATGGAATTTTAAAAACAGAAGATGAATGGAAAGAAGCAAGACGCAATCGTGAAGGATTACCTTGGTATAAAAATCCTGGTATGAAAGGTCAAACAAATAGATTTTAATATGAAGATAGGATTTTGTGGCACAATGAGTGTTGGTAAAACTACTCTTGTAAATGCGTTGAAAGAGTTACCTGAATTTAAAGATCATACATTTAGGACAGAACGTAGTAAATATTTAATGGAACTTGGTATTCCACTAAACACTGATTCAACTACTAAAGGTCAAGCTGTATTTTTAGCTGAACGAGCAAGTGAATTAATGCAGGAAAATATTATTACAGATAGAACTATAATCGATGTGATGGCATTTGCTAAAGCATCTAAATCAATGAATTATTATGATGCGGAAAAATTTTGTGAATTTGCTAAAACGATGCTTCATGAGTACGATTATTTATTTTATGTTTCTCCTGAAGGTGTGGAAATGGAAGATAATGGAGTCCGTGAAACGGATTTAAAATATAGAGAAACAATTGATTTTATTATTAAACAACAATTGGATTCTAATAAACATAGAATTCAAAATTTGATTAGAATTAAAGGTAATACTGAAGAACGTATTGCACAGGTGAAATCTGCCCTTTCTTTGTAATATTTATAATCAAAATTCTAAAATGAAAAAATCTGAATTAAAAGAATATATTAAGGAAATGATCGTTTCCGAATTATCTGAGGAAAACGTAGAAGAAGGTACATATGTTGGACCAGGTGCAGTAGCTGCACTTCAAAAAGATCCTAAATTTGCTGCTTCTAAGGATAAAGTAACTCCTGTTAACACACTAAAATCAGGAGGTAGTGTTACTTTAGAAAACGAAGAAGATTTTGATGCTGAACCAACAGCTAAAGATATTGCAGCTAATGCTTCTATTGCAAAATTACAATCCAAATACGGTGAAGTAGTTAAACAAATGAAATCAGTTGTAAACAAATACAAATCAGCAGAAGGTAGTGAAAAACAAAAATTTGTTGACCAATTGAAAAATTTAACTAAGCTTAAAAAAGAAATTGAAGATTGAAGAAAATAAAAAAGAATTAGCTAATTTAAAACATAAAGCTAAAAAAAATAAAGATAAATATAATGAAGAATCTAATCGCATTAATTCTCTTAGTAATACTGCCATTATCAGCGAGTTCACAAACGCTTTCGAATGATAGTTTGTGTTGTGTTCCATGTAAATCTTTAAAAAAGGCTTTACTTGTAAAAACTGAACGTGATTTTTTAAAAGAACAAATTGGAATCGCTCGTGATTCCATTGTTGTATTAACTAATATAGTAACAAATCAAGACTCTGTTATTGTTAAACAAGATACTACTATTTCTCTATATAAGAAAAATGAAGCTGAATTTACTCAACTCATTAAAAATAAAGATAGTGAAATAGAAATAAAAGACGAACAGATTAAACAACAAAAAGCAAGAACAAGAATAGCTTGGATTGTTACAGGTTTAAATGCTGTTGCTTTTATTTTAGTATTGTTATGAGTCAAGATTTAAGAGAAATAATTAGACAGGAATACCTTAAATGTGCTACTGACCCCGCACATTTTATGAAGAAATACTGTCATATTCAACATCCACAACGTGGACGAGTTATATTTAATCTATATCCTTTTCAGGAAAAAACATTACGTTTATTTAGAGATAATCCTTACTCAATTGTATTAAAATCAAGACAATTAGGTATCTCAACATTAGCCGCAGGTTATTCATTGTGGTTAATGTTATTCCATAAAGATAAAAACGTACTTTGTATTGCGACTAAGCAGGAAACAGCAAAAAACATGGTTACAAAGGTTAAGTTTATGTTTGATAACTTACCTTCATGGCTTAAAATACCTGCCGACGAACATAACAAATTAACATTAAGATTAAATAATGGATCTCAAATTAAAGCCACTTCAGCATCAAGTGATGCGGGTCGATCAGAAGCAGTATCTTTGCTAATAGTCGATGAGGCTGCTTTCATTGAACAAATTGGTGAGATTTGGGCATCAGCACAACAAACCCTAGCAACCGGTGGTGGAGCTATTGTATTATCAACACCTTATGGTACTGGTAACTGGTTTCACAAAACATGGGTTTCAGCTGAATCTCAAGAAAATGATTTCTTACCAATTAAACTCCCCTGGTATGTCCACCCTGAACGAGACGAAACTTGGCGAAAGCGTCAAGATGAATTGTTGGGTGATCCTAGATTAGCGTCCCAAGAGTGTGACTGCGACTTTAGCACATCAGGTGATGTAGTATTTTATCCCGAATGGGTCGATTTTATAAAAGAAACAACGATTAAAGAACCCCTTGAGCGTCGAGGAGCTGATCAAAATCTTTGGGTATGGGAACCAGCAGATTATACACGTGAGTATATAATAGTAGCTGACGTAGCTAGAGGTGATGGTAAAGACTCTTCCGCTTGCCATGTAATTGATATAGCAACTAATACACAAGTTGCAGAATACAAAGGACAACTTCCACCTAAAGAATTTGGATATTTTTTAGTTGGTTTAGGATCCGAATATAACAATGCAATGTTAGTAGTAGAAAATGCCTCAATTGGTTGGGCAACATTAGATGCTATCATTGAAAGAGGATATAGAAATTTATACCACTCACCCAAATCAGACCATTTAACAGCTGAATCATATTTAAGAGTATTTGAAGGTGGTTCTGAAATGACACCTGGATTTACAATGTCTTTGAGAACAAGACCATTAGTTGTAAATAAATTTAGAGAATATATTGGTGATCGTTCAGTTACAATTCGTTCAAAACGTTTATTGGAAGAAATGAAGGTATTCGTTTGGAAAAATGGTAGACCTGAAGCCCAATCAGGATACAATGATGACTTAGTAATGAGTTTTGGTATGGGGATGTATTTAAGAGATACATCATTAAAATTCCAACAACAATCTCACGACATGACTCGAGCTACACTTGGTAATATAAGTAAGAGTACGTATGTTGGTGCCTATAATCCGAATAATGTTAAAAATCCATATTCTGTTCAAACAGATAAAGGAATGGAAGATATTAGTTGGTTATTAGGATAATTTCACAATATTTATATATAAACAAAAACCAAAATGGCAGATACTAGTTTATTCACTCGATTACAACGATTATTCTCAACGGATGTCGTTATTAGAAATCAGGGTGGCAACGAATTAAAAGTAATGGATGTTGACTCAATTCAACGTTCCGGAGATATAGCAACTAATTCATTACAAGATAGATATAATCGTTTATATTCTCCTGCATCTACATCTTTATTAGGATCTCAAATCAATATAAACTGGCAGTACTTACGTACTATGGTTTATTCAGACTATGACAATATGGACTATGATGCAATTGTTGCTTCTGCTCTTGATATTGTTGCTGATGAATGTACTCTTAAAAATGATATGGGAGAGGTACTTCGTATTAAAAGTAATAATGAAGATGTACAACAGATTCTATATAACTTATTCTATGATGTATTAAATATTGAATTTAATCTTTGGTCATGGATTCGCCAAATGTGTAAATACGGTGATTTTTTCCTTAAAATGGAAATTGCTGAAAAATATGGTGTTTATAATGTTATCCCTTATACAGCATATCATATTGAAAGACAAGAAAATTATGATCACGAACATCCAAATGCTGTAAGATTTAGATATTCACCCGAAGGTATTTATGCTGGTGGATCTGGTTATTATGGTACTCCTACCCTAGGTTCTTTTAATGATAACCAACCAGGAATTTATTTTGATAATTACGAAATGGCCCATTTCAGATTATTAACTGATGTTAACTATCTTCCTTATGGTCGTTCATATCTAGAACCCGCTCGTCGTATTTTTAAACAATATTCATTAATGGAAGATGCGATGTTAATTCATAGAATTTCTCGCAGCCCAGACCGTCGTATTTTTTATATTAATGTTGGTTCTATTCCACCAAATGAAGTAGAGAATTTCATGCAGAAAACAATTTCTACAATGAAACGTACTCCATTAATGGATAGTAAAACAGGTGAATATAACCTTAAATATAATATGCAAAACTTATTGGAAGATTTTTACATTCCAATTCGTGGAAATGATACATCAACAAAAATTGAAACTACACCTGGTTTACAATATGATGGTATTCAAGATGTTACTTATTTACGTGATAAATTATTTGCAGCCCTTAAAGTTCCAAAAGCATTTATGGGTTATGAAAAAGATTTAACAGGTAAAGCAACACTAGCCGCTGAAGATATACGTTTTGCTCGCACTATTGACCGTATACAACGCATTGTCTTATCAGAATTATATAAAATCGCATTGGTACATTTATATTCGCAAGGATACACCGGTGAAGAATTAACTAATTTTGAATTAGATTTAACAGGTCCTTCAATCATTTATGAGCAAGAAAAAATTGCTTTGATGACTCAAAAGGTAGATTTAGCCCAAAAGATTATGGAGACTAAATTATTACCTACTGATTGGATTTATGATTATATCTTTAACTTTAGCCAAGACCAGTATGATGAATATAGAGATTTATTAGCTGAAGATCAAAAACGTTCTTTCCGTTATAATCAAATTATGGAAGAAGGAAATGATCCTAAAGTAACAGGTCGTTCATATGGTACACCACATGATTTAGCTTCATTATATGGTAAAGGAAGAATGTATTCCGAGCCAGAAAATGTGCCTGTAGGATATGGTGATGATTTAAAAATGGGTCGTCCTGAAGAAAAATCAACTACACGTAATACTCAAGATGATAATTTTGGTAAAGATAGATTAGGTGCTAAAGGTATGAAGAAAGACGATAATGAATCTGATTCAATTCGTCCTCAATATAAAGGTGATTCACCAATGGCATTAGAAGCTAAACAAGT